TTTTTTGTTACAGCTTCACCGTCTGGTCACTGCCAGCCCCTGTGCTGAGATTGAACGTCGATGCCGCCGTCGCCGCGCCGGGAGTGTACGTTTGCCAGTCAGTGCTAGGCGGTGCAAAGCCGGCCGGAGCCGTGTACCGCTGGCCAGTCTTGGGGTTGTAGTAGTTTTGTGTGGCTCCCGTTTTGGCCTTTGCCGCGTCATATCTAAAACCGTAGGGGTTGTAAGGCGCAATGCTGGGGCCGCCAGTGTTGTTGCCCAGCGCCCCAATCGTTGGCGTCACGCCTGTAGGCAGGCCAACTTGCGCGTTCTGGCTAAACAGTTGCTGCTGCACCCCCGAAATCAGGCCGCCGGTATTGACATTGCCTGTCTCTGTGTTGGGCACGCTAAACGTCCCGGGGGTGGCGGCAAGGGGGTTGGCGGCAAGGCTGTTAGCTCCGGTCAATAGTCCAGCGCCACCGGATGCCACCGGAAGGTTGAGTTGTATCGGCGCAACCTGCGCGGTGCTGGTCGCAGCACCTTTAATCAGGCCGGGCGTTACAGCGGCTGAGGGTACTGTGGTGAGTTGGCCGGCTGTTGTTGGCGGCGTAAACGTGGTGACTGGGACCGGGACCGACCCCTTACCCGTTGCGGAGTTGCCGCTGGCGTAGAAAGTCTCGCCCAGCCCGCCTTGGCCGCCGGGGTCATACCTTGTAGCCACGTCGTCAGGGGCGTACTTTGCCATGTCGGCCACGGTTCGGACGCCTGCCTGATAGCCGGTGGTGTTTCCCTCAGCCAACTTCTTCACAGCTGCGTATCCGCCGGCAGCATTGAATTCTGATGTTGGCACCCCGCCAACCTGAGACCGCCGCATCAATTCGGCCGCTTCATCCGATGTTATCTTGGTTGCAAGGGCCGATGTGTCCACCTTGGCGTCGGCAAAATAGCTACCCAATTTATCAGCACTAACGCCGGCAGCCCTTGAAAGATCCGCAAGGGTTACCCCGCTCGCGGCTGCGGTTGCCGCAAGGGCTGCCGGTTTTAAAATGTTTTGATTAACAAGTGCTTTGATTTCGGCGTCTGAAAGTTTTGTCGCCATGGTTTCTCCTTAGATTCCTGAACCAGTTTTGAGAGCCAGATCGCGCTCGGCGGCGAACAGCTCTTTGCGACTGCGCTCCTTCATCGCGGTGTCGGCCAGCTGGGCTTTGATTTTCTCGAGGCTGATGTTCTGCGAGTTGGATAGCTTCAGCATCTCGATCTCGCGAGTCATCTCCAGCTGCATGATGCGCAGGTCGGCCTCTTGCGCAGCAATCGCTTGGCGCACTTGCAGCTCTTGCAAGTCGCCTTGGTTCTGGGCTTGGGCCTTCTGCATCTCAGCCTCTGCACGCATCTGAGCCACGGCCATGGCCGGGTCGGGCGCCGGGCCTTGAGCGGCTGCCTGCTTCTGCGCTTCCTTGATCTGCTCGATCTCCTCTTCCGACTTGAACACCTCGGCTGGGTCGATGTGCTGGGCCTGCAAGGCTTTCTCAAACAGCTTCTGGGTGTCGAGGTACATGCCGTAGACCGGGTTGGCGCCAGCTGCAAGCAGGTTTAGGAAAGACTGGTTCTGGATGTCACGGACCACCAAGGCGCTCGAGCCGCGGGCATCGATCGAAAAATCGCCCTTGATCTCCTCGTCCTCGTTGTACATCATGTTGTAGTCGTAGTAGCGACGGATGTGAGGCTTGGTGATCATATCGTCGAACTGCTTGACGAGCCTGCGCAGCACCACGTTGGCGCTGTTCATCAACATCTGCATGCCGCCGACGGTGTCAGGGGCCGCGCCCTTCTCGCCCTGCATGATGGTCGGCACGCCGGTCTCGGCGTCCGCCAACTCGGTGGCCATCTTGATGATGCCGGCCAGCTCGACTTGGTGCGAGTTGAACTCGAAAGTCGAAAACGCCTTGCGCACGTCGTCGATGTCGTCGGTTGCGTACCAGATCTTGCGTGCTGACAGCTGCCACTGCTTGTCGGCCGGCTGGACGGCGCCGGGCTTGATGACGATCTGAGGGCCGCTGGACACGCCAGCGTTGTCCATCATCTGCCGCCAAGCTGCGTTCAAGACCTTCTGCTGCGAACGCATGAGGTACGGGATCCCGTATCCCCAAACCGTGCCGGCAACCTTCTCCCAGACGTAGAAGTCGTATGGGATGTCGCCGTTTTCCAATGGGTTCAAGAACGCCTTGACCACGGTGTCGTTGATCATGACCACGCAAGCGCTGGTGCTGCGCAACTCGTCCTTCTCGCCTACGCTGACGCCAGCGGACTCGAGGTCGTCGTGGTCCACCTCGCCCCAGTAGGTCCACTTTTCGTATGTCAGCCGGGTCATGTCTCGCTGGTCTTCGTCGGTCAGCTCGCGCAGGGTGGCTGACTGCTTGGGACCCTCTTCGAGCACCTTGCGCAGTTGGGGCTTGAGGAAGCCGGGTTGCTTGGCCAGATCTCGGATCTGCTTGGCCGTAACCTGTTCCCTCTCGTAGATGCCCTTGCCGTTGTGTATCGTTTCGCCGCAACCCGGGTCTGGCCAGACGTTGCGCGGGTCAACCCTAAACGAGGCGGGGCCGATCTCCTGCACGATCTCGATTTGATGGACCGTCTCGCCTGTGCTGTCTGTGATTGGCTGCCAAGCCTTGCGAGTGCGGTTGGTGACGATTGGGCCCTTGATCACTCCGGTGCCAAGCACGGCTGTGTCGTGGATCACTTTGCGCAACTCGCCGTTGTAGCTGCACTCGACCAGCTGGTCCTCGATCTCGGTCTCCATGGCCTTGGCCTTCTTGTTGGCCTGCTCGAGCACAGCTTTGACAACGTCGCGCACGCGGGCCGGTTGCCCGTCTTCGCCCATGATCGGCTGGCCCTGCTGGTCCATCGCCGCTTTGTTGTCCTTGCTCATGCCCATCAACTCTGGGTCCGGCGTAGGCTGGATGCCCCAGTTGCGATCGTCGGTTGGCAGCAAAATGTCTGCAAGCCGGGCCTCGGCCGCATTGGTCTTCTGCCGCGTCATGCCGATGAAGACCGTTGATCGGTGGGGCTTGGCGTTCTGAGTGGTGACAGGGTAGCCCTGTTCCACGCTGGTCATCATCTGGCTTGCTGCCTTGTTGATGTTGTCCTTGCCGTTGTACTGATCCTCGTCCTCGATCCAGCGCTTGTCGACTCCGTAGGAGCCGCGCGAGCGAATCCACTCGTCTCGCTGACCGCTAAGCGAAGCGCCGAAGGACTGCAGCTTCTCTGCCTTCTTTCGTTGCTGCTCTTCGGGGTCTACGAACTCGACCTCGATTTGTGGAGGTTGGTTGTGCATGGGGTTCAGTCCTCAGCTTAGTAGGGCGCTTTGGCGTAGCGTGCGTGGATAGCCAAAGTGCAGTCAATCGCAACGCTTGTGCCGCTGGTGACTGCGGGGCGAACCCACGCTGGGTTCTCTTGGCTGGTGTGCAAAGCGGCAGCGGTGTAAGCCATGTTCGTTGTGCCGCCGCGCTGGGTCATTGGGTGCCAGTTGACATTGTCATTGGAGCCTTGCCACGTAACCGTGCCGCCGCCAAAGGTGCCTGACACTTGGCAGCTTAAATCGGCTGCGTAGGCAATAGGCACGCCGCCGCCAACGTCGTTGGTAGCCAAGTCAGCCCATGAGGCAAGGACCACGCCGGGGACTGAATTGCGATCGATTGTTGCTGCAATAGTAGCCATGAGAATTTCCTCTGTTAGGGTTAATCAATACCCAGTCACTGGGTCGAATACGTTGAACTCAAGCGTCGGGGCCATGCGGCCAGATCGCATTCGGCCCGCGGCCTCTTCCTGTGTCTTGGCGTGGCGTCGCATCATCATTGCGTAACGCGTTGCTGACATCAAGTCGTCGCTGATTTTAACGACCATGCCATCCTTGCGGTGGTACAGCCGGAACTCCTCGAACCAGTCCTCCAGATGTGAGAACACCCGAAGGCGCATGGTCTGCATGCGTGTCAGCATCTCGGACAGGCCGGCCTCGACTCCGTTGCTTCCGTCCTCGAAGGTGGCCCGGCTAGACATCATGTTCAAGCCTTGGTCCTTGTACTGCTTGGCCAGCTGCTCTCCGCTGCCGCCCTTGTCCCGCTGCAGGCCGTCGTGCGGCCATGCAATCGGCACCCAGTCGCCGCGCGAACGCACGGCCATCGAGTGCCCAGCGATGCCGGGCTCACTGCGTCTGTAGCAGTCGGTCACGTAGAGCGTGTCGCTGTCCTTGTCCCAAGCCATCCAAACGACGGCCGTCGGGTGATCGACACCGAAGTCGATCGCCGCAAGTCGTGCCCAGTGAGGCGGGATCGGGAATGCCCGGATCTTGATCGCCTCCTCGACCACTGGGAAGACCCGGCCAGATCCCAGAATGGGGATGCCCTTGGCCCGTGCTTCGCGCTCATGCTCAGGGTAGCTGGCGATGATCGCATCGGCCTGCTCCTTGGTGTAGTGCTCGGCGTCGCTGATCGTCATGTTGGTCACGGTCGATGACGCCGGCTTCTCCAGCAAGAATCGCTTGACCACTTCGGACATGCCGAGCAAAGGCGTAAAGGTCACGAAAACCTGACCGGCCACAGCTTGTGTACGGGTCAGGCCCTCAGAGTAAATCGGCAGAGGTGGCTCTTCGTCGAACCACACCAAGTCGACAGTGTCGGCTTGCCACTTGGTGCGGCCTTGGTCGTAGCTGTTGAACTGGATCACCGAGTCCTCGCCGCACTCGTGGCGGACCACAATGCTCGAGACCGCGTCGGGCACGCCCTGCTTCATTGACGTATCGCGAACGCAGTCAAACGGAATGGCGCCGGTGCCCCACTCCTCGCGCATCTCTGGCGGACCGAGCAGCAATCGCTGAATACCCTTTCGGGTCAACTCGGCCGATTCGGACCCGACCATGCACCGGATGGCGTAGTTGTACCGCCGCCCCTTCCACCAAGACGGATAGCGGCCCGTCGTGTGCATCGCGACCTCGAATGCGCCAGCCCAAGTCTTGCCAAGCTGGTTGCCGGCCATGAACAAGCGCTCACGGAACCCGGCGCCGGCTGCATGGAACTCACGCTGCTTGGCGTAGGGCGCATAGGTCAACAATCGATTGCGCTTAGCCCTGATGTCCTTCAATCGCAGGAGCTCGTATAGCTCTCGCTTCTCGTCATCGTCCAGCAGCTGAGTGTCGATTCGGTCGAGCTGGATCATCGAGCCGCTTTCGCGAGTAGCATGTTGAGGCGGGCGTCAAGCTGATCGCTTGTCAGGTCCAGACTGCCGGACATCTTGACCTCGATGCTCTTTAGCTTCGGCTGGGTGTACTGCAGGAACTCGTTCAGCGTTCGCATGCGAGTGTCGACGTCCAGCAGTGGCACCATGATCGTCTTGCCTTCGTGGTCAAGCACCGGGTGGCCGCCGCGCATCATCGGGATCGTGGCCTTCAAAGCCTTGGCGATCTCCACCGCCGGATCGAGCCCCTCATCGACGCATGCCTCGACCACGGCCTTGAGATTGATCCGCATGTCGCGGCCCTTCTTCTGGCTGGTGATCTGCTTCGCATGTGTGCGGCCAGTCTTGGCTGCGGTCGGAAACGCCAAATCGTCCATGGTCGCCATCTTTGGTGGCGCCCCGGCTAGATCGGAATTGCGACTCGGGTTTCGTCTACTTGCCATTCTTCATCGCCCCTCTTACAAGGCCCTCGTTGCGTGCGCTGATTGCTCTGGCCTTGCTCTTGGCGTCGGCTTTGCTGCTGGCTCCCCAAGCGTTGAGGCTGAGAAGCAATCGCGTCGGCTTGCCATCTTTGCGCTCAGGGCCGGGCATGCCGCCCATTCGAGCCAGAAAGCTGGCCCGGCGCGGGTTGTCTCCGGACTTGACTGGCGCCTTGAGGTTCATGCCCGCGGCCTTCGCGCTGGCGCGGCCCTTGGCATTCAAGCCGCCTGATGGCGACTTGCCCTCTTTGCGCTGCCAAGCCGGCGTCTTCACTTCATCGCCCGCCGGATGATGCCGGGCTTGGCCGTCTTGGCCGACTCGACAAAGTCAGCCTTGCTCGGCGCACCTTTGTCGCCGGGCTGGCGCATGCGCTCACCCGAGCCAGAGGCTATGCGTGCCCTCTTGGCTTGGATGTTTGCGTACAGGCCGGGCTTCGTGGCCATCAGACCATCCCACCGACCATGCCATCGATGACGCCGCCGTTAAAGCCGGTGGGCGCCTTGTAGACCCCGCCGCCTTTGAAAGGGGGCTGGGTCTCGTTCGTGCCGGGCATTGGCACAGACACCTTGCCGGGGATCTGGCCAGCGCCTTGGGTCTGGTTGCCTCCACCGCCGATAGCCGAGCCGGGCATCTTGCCTGCGTTGCCCATCATGCCTCCAGCGGCACGCATGGTGTTGCGCGATGCGGGGTTTGCGTATTTCTGATCCATGATATTTCCTTGTGTTTAGGCCATGAGGCCGGGTTGGGGTTTGCGGGTAGCTGCTTCCTCATTCCACATCTGTCCGTACTCTTCCGGACTTTCCATCGATTGCTCTTGTGGTCCTTCGCCGGCCTCCTCGGCCAGCATGTCGTCGACGTACTGACGGCATTCGGCAATGCTTTCG